CCTACACCACCAAAGGAATAGTTAAAATATTAATAATAGTAATATAACAATAACAAGTCCAACAACTATTGCTCTTGCATTGTCATCAATAAAAAATCCTAGCTTGTCTATTTTACTCATATTGATTTTGTTTTAACTCTACTGTTATTGTTATATCGTTAGCGTCATGAGCTTCAGATAATTCATTAAGTAAAGATATAAATTTTTTACTGCTAATACCATCATTACAAGTATGTGTACCTACTACTATATCTTTATCGTGTTTTTTCTTTTTATCATTCCACTTACTACCGATTACTTTTACAAATGTTTTTTCAAAGTACATTGTTCACCCTTTCGTTGTTTGTTTTTATAATGAGTATAAATAATACCTTTTACACTCAATATATTTAGCATTGTTAGCTTTGCTAACTCCTCTAAATTATTTTTACCACTTACTATCAAAGTATTTTGATAAGTGTCTTTGTAATTTTTCATCATGTTTTTTTTGTTTATGTTCCTGGTATAGCTGCCATAGTCCAACGGCTAAAGCAGATATTATAATTAATATTAATTGCTTTTCACTTGTCATATTTTAACCTTTTAAATTCTCTTTTAATTTTTCTTTTTAATTTTTTATGACTTAATATTATATCTTTTTTACGAAAAGATAACTTACTTAAATCGTAATCGTGTATTAAAGTTTCCATTATAACATCAATATCAAATATAATATGTTCTTTTAATTGTTTAATTTTCATAATTAGGATCATTCCTTTGTTCACAACCATCCCAAAAACTATCATCTTTTATGTTGCGTATCTCACCATCACTATTATCAACAAATCCGTCAAGATCACACCTTATATCTTCAGCACCACAAGTTTTACAATCCCAAGAATAAGCAGATACCTTATTATTTTTTATATCTTCATCACTACAATATAAATCATGTAGTTCGTTTATATTATTTATTGATTGTTTTTTAATCAAAAAATTTGCTATTATTTTTTTCTTCTCGCTACTCATATGTCCCCCTTTTTTTTTGAGATCGTAGAACAAGTCTACAATCTATATAATCAAATAATTTATGACCCAATTCTGTATCGTTGCCACAATTTTCTTGTTTGTTCCAAAAAACTAAATACTTTCTTGAAGTAGGATATTTTTTAATGTACTCCCAAAAAATATTATCTGCCTTTTCCATTTGTTGTTCTCTTAACTCTATATCTTTTTTTTTAACTTTGTTTATTTGTTTATCAACCCAATTATAATTAATATCGCTACTCATGTGTTTTCAAATAATTCTTTTGCTTGTCTTTTTTTAAAACCAAAAGACATAATTTGTTTTATAGCATCATCTTTTGTTATAAATGCTAAAAGATAATCCTCTTGTAATTCTTTTATTATATTAGCTAATTGTCTTTCTGTCATATTCTCACTACTCACTTGTCCCCCTTTTCTTTGTTATGCTTTTGATTTAAGAACTCAACCACATTAGAGGGAAGTTGCTCTATATCCCTCAATGGGTTCATTTCAGTCCAATACTTGTCGCTTGGTACGTTGGTTAAATCAACTCCATTCTTTTTTTTAACGTAGTCAATCAACCATTGAGATAATTTATTTTTCATCTTTTTACCCTACAACTTTCAACTTTTCTTAACCATAATTTAAAAGTGAAGTCGTCAAAACCTAGAGCTTGTTGTTTGTCTTTATTTGTAAAAACATAACTACAAGATTGACAAGTAGCTTTATGAGCTTCACCCCAATATTCAATATTACATTTAGGACAATATAAATTTTTACTCATCTTTCCCCTCGTTTGTTTTTGTTATTTTAGTTTGTAATACAATTTCAGTATAACCATCTTTTACATTGTAATCATACTTAAATTGTGGATCATACTTATTTAAAAATAAATCTAATCTATCTAAAAAGGTTTCTAAATTTATTTTTTCAGCATATTTACCTTGTCTTTTCATATTTTCCCCTTTTGTTGTTTTAATAAATAATCACATTCATTAGTATGTGAACAATCTAAAAAATCTGCGTGGCACTCATCAAAATCAAAATTTTTTTGTTCTTGCAATTTACCTACTACAGAACCTAATAATTCAACACACTCATCAAATAAAAATTTATAATCTCTTTTTTTTCTTGCTTTTATTATTTTTATTAAATGTTTTCTTTTGTAATTTAAATTCATCTTCTCCCCTCATAAGTTGGTAATTGTAGCATAAACTTTATACCGAATAAGATCATAATGCTAAGACCTATCCAAGTATGAATATGTATAGCTATGATCAATCCTAAAAACATTATTGCAAAGCATAATGCGAAGTATATTGCTTGTATCATTTTTTCTCCTTATGATTTATCACATTGTCTCCAACTTTGTCTTCAATGTGTGTGTTTGTATGAATAAAATGATCTACACTTTGTTGATTATCCCAATTTTCAATGAAATCATCTAACCAAGATTTTTGTTCATAAGTTAATTTATCTCTATCTTGTTCATCTGCACTAACATTAGGAACATTGTTATCAGAACACCATTTGACATATATATCAGTTAATTTATTTATCATTTTTTCCCCTTGTTGTTTTTATATTTATATTAGTTATATTTAACCAAATTGTCAATAGTATTAATAAGCACATATAACTAATTTTTCACTATTAGGTACTTCAATTACTGTCGTTTTATCTCTTAAATCGTCAATAGTTTCTATACCCTCATAGTTTTCTTGTACTTCTTTTAAATTGTCGTATTCGTTATACTCACATCTAAAAGCTATCGGATCGTAATTAATTGGTATTCCGCAATCATTTTCAAGATCGTTTAAATACTCAAATAATGCTTTGCTACCTTCATATGAAAAATTACTTCTCATATCATTTTGAAACGTGTCTAAACTTACTTCTGCTTTCATTGTTTTTTCCTCCATTTTTGAAACATTAATGGATATCTAAAAACGAAGTTGTTAAACTCCTCATCCCATTTAGCCTCATAAAGTTGTCTTGTTTCATAGTTTATTTTCATTGTTTCCCCCTTTGTTAGTTGCTTATTGTTTACTTATAATAATATTATTAACTTGGTTATTTAAACCGATTGAGTAATGAGCATTAGAGGTATTTTTTAATTTTTCTAAAAAGCTATTAGAAAAATTGCTTTCATTACCTCTCACATTATCATCTATAAATAACTCAGTTGTATGAGTATTGTTATAAGCATCTAGTTTTTTCAAGATTTGAACTTCAGTTAAAAGCAGATCTTGACCCTCGATATGTACTGCGTGTTTTTTAGTCATTTTTATCTTCCACCCCAAGTTGCTTTATCGTTTGTTATAGTAGAGTCTTTTATAAGACTTTCCATTGACACAGACCAAACTTGACTATCACTTAGTCTAGTTGGTGCATAAACAATAAAAGTAGCATAATTATTCTCTTTTACTTCCATTATAAAACCTTTTACTGTTTCTTTTCTCGATTTATAAATGAAAACTGTTTTATCAGAAATCCATTTATTTATTTTTTCTTTGTTCATTTGTTTCATTTGTTGTTTTGTTGTCATAGCCATATTGGTAAACTAATAAATATAAACTACAAGTATATAAGTGTTCAAAATGGGTTAAAGATATTAGTGTGATATAAATGCAACTGTGGTAAATATGCAACACTATGAGATATATTTATAATATTAAAGATGAGCAAGGAAACCAAGAAACATTAAAAGCTATGAGTTATAAAAAGCTAGTTAAACAATTAAACAACAAATACAAAGAAGGTGAAGTCATAAGAGTTAATTACAAGAATAAGAAAGATCATGAGCTTTTAAAATATGTAAAGATTAAAAGAGTAGAATAGTTGCAATTCTAATAATCAAACAAAGCCACCTTCCCTCGTGTATATAATCGGTCAGCATTACTTACCTATATATTAAAGTAATAACCAATATGATTTGGCGATAATTAAAGTTATCGAACATTACTATTAATAATCATTAATTATCATTAGTAATATTTCCACAATCTTGACACAAAAAATAAATTATTAACCTACCCCTATACCGCAAAAAATGGTCGCCAATACTATACGTATATTATATGGGACTCGAGGACACCTTTACAGACACAGCTTTAGCCACCCCCACAGAATAACCCACACCTTTATTTGCCAAGCCTTTCTAGTTTAATTATTTTTTAATTACTATATGTTGTGTACTATGTGGGATTACATACAAGACGACTTAACATCTATAGTTTTAATTGATGAAAAAACGAATATTTTGACTATTAAGATATATGGATTACAAAATAAAAAGATTGCAGAACACTTTGCTCATTATGCAATGAGTTTATTAGACTTTGATTACAGCTCTCCTGAGTATATTATGTTAAGTACAAGAATACACTAGATATGGATATTAAGATACCTTACACCCCTAGAAAACACCAAGCCTTTTTACATAATAAAATATCCAAACATAGATGGTCGGTGCTAGTTTGCCATCGAAGGTTCGGCAAAACAGTATGTATGATTAATCACCTTATACGATCTGCCTTATTATCAAAACAAAAGAACCCAAGATATGCCTACATCTCGCCAACATTTAAACAAAGTAAATCAATTGCCTGGGATTACATGAAACAGTTTACTGCAAAGATACCATACACCAAGTTTAATGAAACAGAGCTAAGGGTAGATTTACCCAATGGTTCAAGAATAACTTTACTTGGGTCGGAAAACTCCGATGGGTTAAGGGGTATCTACCTAGATGGATGTGTGATTGATGAGTATGCAAATGTCAATGAAAAACTATTTCCTGAAATTATAAGACCAGCATTATCAGATAGAAAAGGTTACTGCGTATTTATAGGCACACCACAAGGAATGAATAATAACTTTTATGAATTGTATCAACACGCACAAGGAGCAGAGGATTGGTTTAATTATAAAGCTAAAGCAAGTGAAACTAAAATTGTAGATAAAGAAGAGTTGGTCAAGGCAAAAGAAGTTATGGGAGAAAAAAAGTATCTACAAGAGTTTGAGTGTGATTGGATAGCTAACATAGAAGGCTCGATCTATAACGATACCTTAGTTAAAATGGAAGATAAAAAACAATTAACAAGAGTACCCTACGATCCATCATTGCCTGTAAGTACCTCTTGGGATTTAGGAGTATCAGATCATAGTTCTATTATATTCTTTCAACAATTAGGTAGATCCATTAATATTATTGACTACCAC